GCCCAACAGAGTGCAGGTATCGGTGACGTCGTCGTGACGGGCATCCTGTAAAAATAATTTCTTTTGGTAAATATTGACGTCTGTCATATAAGTTGGAGTGGAAGCAGATGAGCACCTTAATCTCTGTTCTTTCTCGTGCACTAGCGCACGATCTTAGAGATCATACCCAAATGGACCTCATGAAAATGAAGGTCCTTCCCCCAGATTCGAGCATTCGTGACATTCAATGCCACGCGATGTATAACTCCTTTTCGAAGAAATTCGAAGATGAATCATCAGATTTGGCGGACCAGTTGGCTATTCAGAAGTTCCTTGATGTAAATCAGAGGATGGAAAGTCTAGTTCTGGATAAAGGCAAGATGTCTTCAGCCGTACAACACGTGGTTGATGAGATGAAGGAGGATCTTTACCGATTCTTCTTTAGAAGTCCCGTTGATTGCATCGTATCGGCGACGTCCATCCTTTCGGGGATTGACGTTGGACCTGGAGCATCCGTTTCGGCAACTGGCGTTACACCCTATCATAAATTGGGTGTTGGTCCTATGTCGACTACTTCTCTTGGATTATATCAGCTCTACGAGGGCTGGACTAGGGGTTCCCCCACTTGGAGCGACGCTGAAATTACGCGCCGATCTATTGCTGGAGGGCCTTTAGTTGTGCTAGGAAGTAAACTTTCCACAGTTCCGAAGAACCGGGACGTCTCTCGTACCATATGCACTGAGCCTTTGCTGAACATGATGTTCCAGAAGGGTATCGGCTCTATTATCGAACAGGCATTAACAACGCGGTTCGGGATTCGCTATAAAGGTGGGCCCGAGTCGGTTGAGCGCAAAACGCTTGACTACTCTTCCGTGGTAAAATACGGAGAAGTGCTCCAACCTGATAGAAATAGAGAGCTTGCTCGTAGGGGCAGTCTAGATGGCAGTTATGCCACAATTGATTTGTCTTCTGCGTCCGACTCTGTGAGCATTCAGCTTGCCGACTTGCTTCTTCCAAAGGAAGTTGTTGGTTGGTTGAAGGCTACGCGTTCTACGCACACGGAGCTACCTAACAATTCGTTGGTAGAGCTTCATATGCTGTCGTCGATGGGTAATGGTTACACTTTTCCATTACAAACAGCCATCTTCGCTAGTTTAGTACGCGCTGTGTACACCGTGAAAAGTATTCCGATTCGCAAGCCTAATGGCCCGAGTCTTGGAAATTACGGTGTTTTCGGGGATGATATCATTTGCGTTTCTGAGGCTACCAATCTCGTATTGGAAACTTTGGAGGCGTTAGGTTTCGTACCCAACAGTGATAAAACATACACGGATGTGTATGGACGTTTTAGGGAAAGTTGCGGCGGTGATTACCAGGATGGTGTCAACGTACGCGGCGTATACTGTAAGTCGTTAAAACGCTTGCAGGACAAGTTCACATTGATCAACCTGATCAACGACTGGTCTGTGAAGACCGGTATTGCCTGTGCAAGAACTGTGGCTATCCTCCTTCGGGTGGTTGGTCGCAAGGCGTGTTTTGTCCCCATGTGGGAAAATCACGATTCTGGCATAAGGGCTCCTCTTTCTTTCGCGCTGGAAAACGGCGTGCGGAGAGTGCTCAATCGCGATACGAACGCACAAGGGTTTCTGTACTCTTGTTATAAAGTTCGTGCCGTCGAGTTGACGTGGGTTTGGGGGTTCACGTTCCTGGATATGGAATTCCAGGATATCGGATCAAACCCTGCAGCAGCAATGTTGTGCGGTTTGAGAGGAAACTTGCGGAAC